CAATTTTTCCTTTTCCTACTTGTCGATTCTATTATTATATCATGATTCTCAAGACAAAAAAAGCCACCCAATGGGGTGACTTAATAGGGAGATTATTATGAAATCCGTAAAATAAAATCTTATTAAATCAACACTTTTGGAGGGTGTCCCCTCCAACTCCCCGACCTCTGGACAAGGTCTATTTTTTTTGAAAAAATTTAAAAAACTTTATCAAAACACTTGACTTTCTCGGTGTACCGTGATATAATATAATCAAGATAAGGAAAGGAGGTGAGGAAGTTGAACAAAGAAGATTGGCTTAGGTTACTTGAAAAGGCGATAGATAATATCCCTGAAACAGTAACTGCTATCGCAAGTCTAGTGACCGCAATAACGGTCGCAAGGCAAAACAAAAAGCGTAAACCCAACTCCCGCAAAAGAAAAAGGTAAACGCTAAGAGGTGGGGGCGAAAGCCCCTCACACCTCTATTTTATCAAATGAAAAGAGGAAAAGCAATGGTTAGTGCAATAGCTATTTTTATAATTGTGATCAATGTATATATCTATCTAAAAAATAAAAAGGACAAATAATATGAGAAAAGTTATTCAAGAATTACTTAACAGTTCTATTTCTACGTCTGCTATTTCACAAGGTGCCGGTGTGCCATGGACTACCGTTTCTGACCTCAGAAAAGGAAAAACGAGCATGGACAAAATGGCACTTCTAACGGCAGAAAAACTTTATAAATTTGCTACAGATGATAAGCAGTGATTTCGGTCACTGCTTTATTTATATCCATATTCAATTTCTGCTTCACGTCGAATCTCTGTCACTTCTTCCAAAGAAGCGTAGCTTCCTAAATATCTCGGCTTCTTATCTATATTGATGATAAGTTAGAGTTAGTAACAGTATTTTCAACTTGCTTCTCTCTCCATCTCATACATCCTTACCGAATGCAACACGAGATCACGATATTTCCAGGCTGATACCAGGTACTCAATAACTTCTTGGTCCTCTATCTTGCATTCCATGAACAGCAACAGCTTGACCGTGTACTCATTCTTCAAAATCGGCAATCAGGCGATTTAATACTATTTGTTGACATCAACAAGTTAATTTCCAAAGCAAACAAAAAAACCGCAAGCTGCTGCCTGCGGTCTAGTGTAATCTATTTTGCTTTCTAGTAAATTTAGTCTACAGTACCCCATAGAGTGATACGATTTCCAGCCTCGTCAGTTTGTCCGATAGCCATATAGTTTCGGCTGCCAGAGGCACCTACAAAACTGATCCAACGATAGCCATTAGCTGAACCTTTAGAGTCGTAACGGACGGTTTCGCCAGGTTCATAAACTGCCACGACATCACTTGTTAGGTTTGGAGCACGTCGTACATTGATATGAGCCTCACCGACTGTAAATGTACCATCTTCTTCCTCAAGGGTAATCTCGTCAGTCGTTGGCTCTGTCTCAACTTCTGAGACGTCATCCGTGCCGTCCTCGTAAGGAGGTACGATATAACCAACGATTTCCCCGACTGTTCGCTCATGATAACGAGCAGGGCCACCGACTTCCAAAAAGTCCCAGTTTCCGTCAATGTTTTGTTCAATAGTCTTGACAGTCAAGCCGTCACTATCTTCAACAGTAATACCTGTATGGCCATAGTTGACACCGTCTCCAGCTACAAAGCTCTTGACGAAGATCCAGCCAGCCTCAGGATAAGCGACATCATAACGGACATCTACTCCTTGACTTTCTGCTGATGCTAGCAAGTCATAGGCATTTCCATAAAGGCGGACGTCGAAAAATTGGCGCATGATGTAACATGGCAGGTCTGCGCACTGCGTACCATACGCACCGTCGTTATCCACGCCCATCCCACTATTTGCTAGGTTGTGAGCAAATTGTAATACTTCTGCTTTACTTGACATATCTTATCCTTTCTTTGGTGTGTCGTAGTCCATAGCTTGCGTACTATCAGACAAGCCTGAGGTAGTAGGGTCAGAAACAACCCCGATCAATACAAGCAATGTAAGAGCTGTATTAGCTACATCATTGATGTTGTCAGGCAATTTAAAGCCTATTTGTTGCGCTAGCAAGATTGCTGTAGCAACGATAGCAGCAAGAGTCGCTTTATTCTTAAAGCGTAATTTCCAGTTAATCATGTTATTCTCCTTTGTTTTTGTCGTCATCGTTCTCAAGCAATCGTTGAAATGCTTTCAAGATTGGCTGAAAAAGAGTGATATTTCCTTTTAATTTGCGGTAATTTTCAATGAGTGATTGAAAAGTAAATGCGATGTACCCGAGATAGATCGAATACAAGAATGCGAAGCCTGTCTTTTCAGGTAAAAGCACGGACATCGGAATGAGGATCATCAGCAAGAGAACCCCTAAAATCTTGCGAAGAAGTCCATTGATGCCGATTTTGCTCTTATACTCGATGTCAGGATTGACAATCGCAGCAATTGTCCCTGTCAAGAAATCAATGATCTCCATTGAGACAATCAAAGCTAGAGCGTACAAGATAAGACCATCTTCAGTCTGAACGACACTTCTAAAAAAGTTAAAAAATTCAATTTGCATATACACCTCATCAATCGTATTCTAAAAGCGGACGCATCTTATCTAAAATAATCGGGTACATTCTCTTATTACCCTCTGCAGTTGGGTGCAGACCGTCTCCCATAAATTTTGTACGGACGATTTCCAAAACTGGATTCAGTCCCGAATCGTTGTGTAAATCAACACACGGAACAGCATACAAATCTGACACCTCTTTGACTGCTTTAACATAGTCTTGTAACAAGTTTCCTTTATTATTTGGTGTTGTCTGAGCATTCACCCAAGTCGTACCACCGCCACGGTAATAGCGTTTTAGCGGTGTCATAGTCATAACCTTGGCATTTGGGCGGTTAGTAGCTAGCCATTCTAGGATATGTTTATAAGCTCCATAAAATGTGCTTGTTCCTGTATCTGAAATAGTTCCAAGAGTGGCATTGTTCCCCCAATCATTCGTTCCGCCGAAAATAACCACAACATCTGCATCCGTTGGGATAGTATCCAGACGATTGACAAACGGCTGAAGCGTGTTTGTCACATAACTTGACGTACACACCGAAGTACCACCAATTCCAAGATTGACAACGGTTGTCTCAATTCCGTTATTTTTACACCATTGGTCAATGTATCTGTGCCATTGCCAACCATTAGCATTAACACCTTCAGTAATAGAGTCTCCCAAACAAGCGATTTTTTTTACTTTACTTGCAAAAGAAAAAGTATTTAAAAACACTCTTCCTGTATTGTTATCATAATATCCAAGTAAAGAATGATCCGTATTTATAACGTCTCCAGACATTATAACTTCATTTTTTTTATCAAAAATAATAAATCCTGCTCCACCATTCAATGTAACCTCACTTGGTTCAATCCAGTTATCTTTTTTACCAATCTTGACATTTACTTTAGGCACAACAAGTTTTCTATTAACTTTATCATAGATAATGTTCCCAACTGGTGAATAAATGGTATTGCCAGAATATGTTGAAACTTCATCACTTTTAACTGATTCAGAATTATCAATGATGTAGTAACCATTAAATACAATCTGAGGTTTTTTAACTTGTGGATTAAAAATAGCACCAACAACAATATCAGTAGCTGTTGGATTTCCTGCTGATTTAATCCGTTTTGTTGTCGTATCAATAACAACCCAAGCTGATGATGTAGGATACGGGACTGTTTCCTTAGTGATTGAGTTAACCCTACCTTGTACTAGATAAGTGTTATTACCAATAATTTCAATAGTTTTATTAGTGTTGTTGAAATTGATAGGCTTATCTCCAGCCACGAACGCGAACGTGTCATAAGGACTCACTGCACTTGACTGATAAATCCCGCCAGCAATCCAATCGGAACCGTTCCAATAGTTCCAGTTTTTATTGTCTGTTGTGATATACGTTCCAGTGTCTCCACTAGGTTTTGCTTGTTTGAGAGCTGCAAGATTAGTATACGTTCCTTTAGGGCTTGCGGAAGCCATATTTTGCAAGATACTTCTGATTTCTCCATCATCGGACTTGGACGATAACTTGGCATTAATATTTGCCAGATGGTCTGACAAATTATCAAACTCCCCCCTCGCCTTCGCAACTTCCATGTTGGCATTGCCATCGGCTGTTGCATCATCATACGCTTGCTGGATGCCGTCATGAATGGCTTGTCGGACATCACGGCCAAAGACACCTTCTTTAATTACTTTTAAGTGGTTATCAATTCCCATTTATCATTTCCTTTCTAATGCTTCTACTCTTGTTATCAATTCATCCAGATTGATTTCTTTGGTTACGAGCAAATAATCCAACTTCTGCTTATCTTGAGCTGACAATAGCTGACTTGATTGCTCCGAGACCGCTGTATTGACAGTCTCAACAGCTTCTGCAGTCGAGCTGGCGATAATTCGGACTTCTTCCAGCTGGCTCTGTTGCTCTTTTAGCTGCCTAGTCGTGACTAGTTGCTTGGTCCTTCTTCGGACATTGTCCAATTGCCACTCTTCAGCAGACTTAAACTTGTCGCCAATCGTCAAATTCGATCGCTCAACGCTCACTAGGTCAATCTGACGTGCAACAACTCTCAATCGCTCGTCAATAAACATAACTGGATTGATAACCCTATATGTGTTACCTTCCTCAAACTCATCAAAATTTGGGTTGATGTGCGACAAGTTGACTGCCGATACCGAGTATTGATAGGCTACCGCCTTCTGAGTAGCTAGCTGGCTCTCTCCTGCATGTTTTAAGGCCGTAGGGTCTTCTATATCATCAAACGTGGCAGTTTCCATCTTAATGCCGTATTCCGCAATCAAGTCCGGTCTATCGATGTAGTCCTTGCCATTATTGACAGATGCAATATTTACACGCTGATTTGTCTCACTATTTTGCTTGCCATAAACCAGTAAGCGAGATACGATGCCCTCTGGGTTGATATGTTGCTTGAGCGACAACAAGTTGACAGAGAGCTTGATTTCCGTGTCGCTATCGACACCAATCTGTCTCTTAAAGTCAAGATACCTCTTGCCGTTTTCTTTGCGAATCTGTAGCTCCAGTCCGTACTCGTTTAGAATAAGGTCTGTCAATGTGGCAAAGGTTGATTTAGCAGGGTCGACATCTGCTTCCATGTGGTCGCCTGTCGCGATCAAATCCGTCAGATCTCCCGGAAGAAATTCTTTGTAAGATTCAAGGTTTTCGTTGTGGAATTTTAATACCTGCTTTACAAAATCAGATTTCTTCCCACGGTAAATCTGTTGCCGTTGTTTGCTATCATTTAGGAAGTCAAGCTCAGATTTGGCATTGTATGCAAATGTAAATACTCCACTCTCGGCCATATCGTTTGTAATCGGTGCGATACGACCGAAAAATACTTCTCTACCTGTCCGCATATTAACTACTTGGACCATGGTCTGCAAAGGTTTGATAAGAGCCTTGTAGCCAGCGTTATTTGGCAAAAACTGGAAATCAAACTGGGCGATCTTATTGATTTCAAACTTAATAATGGCCGACAAGAGCTTATTCCCGCCGGCCATTGAATCGTGTATTGGTGTCACATTGGCACCGTTTATCAAGCTAACTGCATACATCAAATCAGCTCCTTGTACCACTTAAAAGAAATTCTACCGTTGCCTTTAATGTGGATTTTATTTTCTTTTTCGAGTGTGAAAAAATCATACACACGACTGCCATTGACTATGCTGAACTGTTGGTTCCGCATAGTCAATGTCATGTTACTAGTTGACGTAATCTCTGGCCGTGCTAAGCTGATGCCTGTGTTGACCAATAGAATATCAAGTGAGCCTTTGACTTCAAAAGCGATATCCTGAAATGCATCGAGCTCAAAATTAAAATCATCCCAGATGTCGCTACCTTCTGCTCTTTCGGAAATCATAAAGGGATAGGCTGTGAATGTGATTTTAAGCACACCATGAGCCCAATCTTCCTCAAAAGCACTATCTCCTTGAACCTCGGCCAAGAAGTAGTATCCAGGTAGCGCATCATCATAGAGAGGTGATAGGCCTGTTGTTCCCATCAACCAATTAATTGCATTGGTTTTAGCCATATTCATGGCTTCCTTCGTACCATAAATTGTATTCTTGATTTTTATTTGATAGGTCAAGGTTCTCTGTTCATAGAGCTGGCCACCATATACTGTTGAAAAATCATATTTTTCATTGGAGAATGGAATTGGCACCAATACCTTCTTCTTGTTGGGAATGCTGATTGACCGCTCGTTCAGCAAAAGCAGGCCTTCATCTTCAAACGAATGCCTGCCGTTATATCGAATACCATAGTGTTTAGCCAACTGTCCCACCTCCTTCGATGATTTGAATACGTTGTGCTTGTGCATCTGAAACATACCCTACAATCAATTGAGCGAATGTTTTACCGTCGATATTTAAAATAATTGGTTGTGGCTTTGGTTGTTCCACATTCACAACAATCTTATCTTTGACAGTAGACATGATATGGTCAGCAACCATGCCAAGTGTACTTTCGTTCAGTGGTAGAACAGCTTCTTTACCAGCCTCACCGCCACCCATCAAACCATTACTATTCATGCCGAAAATAGTGGGCTTGGTCAAAATACCACCTTTCGCAAACCATGTAATATCAATAGACGGCAAGGACCCCTTGCCACCGAACCCCCATGGAGCTTCACCGCCGCTAATGTTGAAGCGTGGTAATTTCGGTCTAGGGAGCGACCATTCAAAGTTGAAGAAACCTTTAATCGCATTGATAGCGTTAGACACAGCATCCTTGGCACCATTAATGGTGTTAGTGATTGTATCTCGAATACTGTTCCAGATGCTACTCACAGTATTGAAAATACCTGACATTACGCCGCTGATCGTGCTGGATATCCCGTTAAATACATTTGAAATCGTATTTGAAATCGAGGTTACTATGTTGCCGATAAATGACAATATGCTATTCCAAATTGTAGACACAATGTTGAAGATCATGTTAAGTACGAATTGGATGTAAGTCACAATCGATTGCCAAGTCGTTTGAATGAATTGCTGAATAGCTGTGAGAACTGTCTCAATGATGGACTTGATTGCGTTAATAATTCCATCGACAACGCCTCTCATGGTTTCCCAAGCCCCAGACCAGTCTCCGTTGATAGCTTGCATAACGGCTTTGACAATTCCAAGTATGGTATTTACAGCGGTCTCTACTACTGTTTTGATGACTGTCCAGACTGTCTCGATGACTAGTTGGATATTGGACCAAGCGGCTTGAATGAGTGGCTGTAGGGCTGTCATGACTGTGTTAATGACAGACATGATGGCATTCCAGACAGTCTCAGCACTTGCTCGAATAAGTTCCTGGTTCTCCATCCACCAAGAAACAACCGTTCCAAAGATACTCATGACAAAATTAGAAATCTCTGATACGACTGCATTGATAACCTCAAGAATCGCATTCCAAACGGTCGTGACCACATCTCGAAAACCTTCGTTAGTTTCCCAGAGATATTTTAAAACGATTATTACTCCTGTAACCGCAGCAGCAATTGCTAAAGCTGTTCCAATAATTGGGAGAGCAGCTGTAATCATTGCACCAATCGAAATTTCCAAAGCAGTTGCAGCCGCTTGTAGTGTTAAAAATATAGGGACAATTACACCTACAATAGCCACGACAGTACCCATAACTACTACAAACTCTTTAATCGGTCCAGGTAAACTGCTAAACCATTCAGCAAGTCCCTTGACGATATTTCCTAACATTTCAAAAACAGGAGCTAAGACTTCTGCAATTGCAGCACCTACTTCAGACATAGCTAATGTTACTGAATTTTGCGCTGTCTTAAACTTATCAATTGGATCCAGAGTAGCTTCAAATGTCTTAGAAACTGCTCCTACTGAATATTCAGCAGATTCAGCGAATGATTGGAAGTCAAAAGAACCACGCTTGATTGCGTCAATCATTTGAGGTGCTTTCTTGTCTCCAAATATTTCCATAGCGAGTCCCATTGCTTCGGTTTCGCTAGTTGTATTCTTTATCTTATCGATTGTTTCGACAAGACCTTCTTTCAAGGTCTTACCTTGTTTAGCGTAAGAGCCTGCTGCCTTCGTTAATCCTGATAAAGCACTTGAAGCGTCCACACCACTCGTCTCAAATTGTCCGAGCAATGCTACACCTTCTTCAAATGAAAGGCCTAACATTTTAATCTGTGGTGCGCCTTCGATAGCTTTTTTCATCAAGTCATCAACAGATACACCAGTTGATTGAGCTGTGTAGGTTGTAGAGTCTAGGACTTTCGCTAAATCACTAGTTGATAGCTCATAAGCTTCCAAGGCTTTACTTGCTGAAATAGTTGAATTGGTAATGTCTGTACCGTTGATTTCAGCAAACTTAATCATTTCTACGGATACATCTTTGAGGGCATCACCAGTCAGTCCAAATTGTGTGTTGACCTCTCCGACTGCTTCACCAGCCTTGCTGAAATCAGTTGGGATAGTTGTCGCGATGTTTGAAGCAATATCTTGCATTTCTTTCAAACTATCGCCTGTCGCACCAGTTTTGGTCACGACAGTGTCCATGCCTTCGTCAACTTGCCTGAAGGCTTCTAGTGCATTCTTCCCAAAATCCACAAGTTTCTGACTAATATCAGCTAGCTTCTCTGAGAATTGATTAAGTAGCTCAGCTTTTAGAAGATTGTTCGTTTCAGTCAGAGTTCCAGATGCTTGTTTGCCAGCTCCACCCAAATTCTTCATCTCTTGAGAAAGATTTGAATACGCTGTTTTAGCTTGGTTCAGTTGAGCTTCCATTTTGTTAGCTTCAACAGAATTTTCGCCATATTCTTGCTTGGTTAGTTCTAACTGCTTCTCGAGATTTTCAATCTGTTTAGCGACGAAAGAGGATTGTGCGCCAATCTTTTTCTGCGCCAGAGCTAGTTTTTCGGACTCGCTAGCATTTGCTCCTAACTGGCTTTCTTGCAATTTAAAAGAGCTGACAACTTTTTCAGACTCACTTGCAAGGCGATTCTGCTCTTTCTGCAAGTTCTGAAGCTGACTTTTATTGCTTTGGGTAGCATTTCCGTTTTCTGCAAGTGCCTGGTTAACGTTTGCTAGTTTGCCTTCGTAACCTTTCAGGACATTCTTAGTAGTTTCAACTTCACGTTGAAAAGCTCGATATTGCTCTTCACCAATCTTTCCTTCTGCAAATTGCTTCTGGACCTGCTCCTCTGCAGTCTTCAAAATTTCGAGTTTCTCTTTAGCGTTGGAAACCTGTTTTGCCAAGAGTTCCTGTTTCTGGCTAAGCAAGACAACGTTGCCAGGGTCAAATTTCAAGGCTTTATCAATTTCTTTGATTTCCTTGCTGACATCAGAGGCAGACTTATTGACATTTTTTAAGGCCTTATCTAAGCCGGTTGTGTCGCCACCAATTTCAATATTGATACCCTTAATTTTTCCTGCCATGTGTCCTCCTTTCTTTAAAAATAAAAGTGCTGAGAGAGCGATTCTAGCAACGTTTTCCTTGAGTTAACAAGGTATTCATCGTAGAAATTCTCTCAAAGCACTTTAGAAATTATCAATATCGTCTTGTGTAGCTCTTCTTGTCTTAACTTCGGTCTGTTTGTCTGGATCACGAAGATTGATATAGTCTGTTTGGTAGTCAAGGGCCATGCCAAGTGTGATGTGTTGTAGCTCCTCTACTGACAGACCGACTTCTTTACAGCAGGATAAATAGGACTCTACTGTAAAAAGTTCATCACTTGCAGATTCGCTGTCATCGAAGGCTTTTTTGTGGCTATGTTTGCCTCCAGCATTTCCATTAAGACAGGAGCGACGTCTTGGACAGGGAAATATTCCAAATCCATGAAGAAGTGTTCATAAGGCTTGACTGCCGGGTCACCAGACTTCACAAGAGTCCAGAACAGTCGGTTAAAGAATGTCATATCGAAGTCTTTCAACATGGACATATCTAGTTGACTGACATCTACTTCTTTCTGTTCCTGCGATAAGGCTACCATTTTCAATAGGGCGTCGCCTTGGAACATGTTCATCATATCCTGGAAATAGTCACGACCAAATTGATTTTTGTAAGCAATTGGTGTATAGCCATTAGTCACCAACCGAAATTCTTGGTCCCCAATTTGATAAAGTCGTTCCATTAGCTGCCTACCCCTTCTGTCGCTCTAAATGTCACGCCGTCTGCAGGTTTATAGACATTTGTAAACCAGCCGTCGTAAACTTCTTTGGTTGTGTTTGCTGTTGTCCGAGTCTTAACAGCTTTATCAGATGATTGTGGGACTGATACAAAGGAAAGTTCCGTAGTGTTCGGGTCTCCTGACTTAGTTTTTGAACCCTGCTTTGGTCGAGTAACTGTACACTTGTACATTACGTGACGAGTAGCATTCTTATCCCCCTCAATTTGGAACATCATCGCAAAGGCTGCTTTCTCCGCATCAGCAAACTCAGACTGTGTTCCGTCTGAAGCTAGCTTCTCCCCTAAAATTTCAGTTTGGAAATACTCGGTCAAGCGAGCAATTGTCAATGTACCTGTGTAGCCCTTGTTGGTTGAGCCGCCATAGTAGGTCACGTTGTCTGCTTGGAAATCAATCGTTTCTCCTTGTGGCTCAATTGTCAACTCGACGGCCCCAGGTAGTGCTTGTGGAGTGTCGTAAGTCAAATTGCCTAGGGCATCCTCTGAGGTAATTTTGGCAATATGGACTTTCTCCAAACCAAATTCAATTTTGTTTTCTGGTTTTTTCGTCATGTTCTTCTCCTTCTTAAATTAGACTGACATCATATATGACTTGATAGAGCCCTTCTGACTCAATGTACATCTCATCAGAAAACTCAAAAAAGAGCTTGTTTTGATTAAACAGGCTCTTTAATGTATCTTCCAATGCTTCATTTTTCTTATCAGTAATCAGTTCTACCGTAACTGATTTGATAGTGTGATACGCTTCATTATCAGCATTGAGATTATCCTCTCCATCCTGATAATAGACTGCGTAGGGTGGTTTAGGGTTTTCCCCTTTCCTGAATTGACGGTAACGGCACGGTATTCCCAATTCATTCATGACAGCTGCAAATTCTGATAGTTTCATTGGGCAATTCTCCTGATGCGTTCTTCAAATTCGGCAATAGCTTCTTCTTCCACTGGTGCAATATGGACCTGCGGGCTCGTTCGTCCACCATCACGGTTGACATGCCCATTTTCAAGTAAATGGGTTAGGCGATAGTCAGGTCCTCTGACATATGCCACATAAGTTCCGTTCTTTAATCGTTTCTTGGCCCATTTCTTTCTATAGTTTCCTGTCATCTTTGGGCTGCTGACCCTTAACTTGGCTACAGCTTTATCGACAACATCGCTAGCAGCTTCATCAACTTCTTGCTCAACTTCTTTCGACCATTCTTCCAGTGCAGACATGATTTCGCTAGTTAGATCCAGTGCCATTTTTTACTACCTCACAAGTCAATTCGATGATATCCCCATTTTCAAATGTCTTGATGACCTCGTATCTCACTCCTTCAAAATCCACATACACCTGATTGTCATACTCAAAATCGTGGACCTCAAGTACCATGGAAGGATTCATGTTGGCTTGTGATGCAAAATAATACTCTGACCGTGTGAGAGACCGCTTATTGCATGATACCTCAACACCTACCTCTTTGTAGGTTGGTTGTAGCAACTCATCCAATGTCGGCTCTTCAGAAAGCGAAATTAGGGTGCAATCTTCATTCCATCTCATGACTCTGCCTGCTTCCTATATGTGATTTGATAGTCGTGCAGTTTCTGCTGTAGATAGCGTGGCATGGTTGGCTGGTCTTTGTTGATGTACTGGTAGTATGTCCAATCGGCAACGAAGGTAACATGGTGAGGTAGATTCAGGTCAATGGCAATGCCCTTGACTTGTTCTAACTCATCAATAGAGCTTTTGATAAGCTTTGTTAGATATTCGTCGCGTTTGTCGGACTTGATACCTTCTTTCATTTTAACCAGTTTCAAGACATCTGAATCTTCCATGGCTTACTCGCTTTCTTTAGAATTTTTTCTACGAGATTTTCGAGTTGTAGTAGTTTCTGAGGACAGCTCGCTTGCTAACTCGGACACAGATTCAGAAACACTTTCACTTACTGATTCGGAGTGCAGTATTTCGATTTCCTCCAAAACAGCTACAAGCGGTTCTTCATTCAAACCGTTCAGATAGTCTACTCGGTCTTTTGCCGTCACAAACTCCTCATCTTTTCTCCGAAGGCCAATCGGAGATTGGCTATCGGAAAAAGTTACGAGTGCTTTAACTCTTACATCAACTGACTTCATGGTTTACCTCCTAACCTGGTGTGTTAGCCTTGTCTGCAGCGAATGTCACATCTGTTGGTGCTGGGGCAACTGCTCCATCTTTACCTGATGCATTGACTGCCACGAAAGCCTCACCAAAGATTGGACGCCCGTCATAACGTGCAATGCCCTTGAAGACAGTATTGTCCTCGATGAATTGAGCATGTTCAGATTGGGCCATGGTTGCTCCCTCACGTTCTGCTAAAATGTAAAGAGAGCCAAAGCCACCGATAATATGTCCATCTGGGATGAAGTTTAGTTCTTCAACATCACCGCCAATGACAGGCAATGTATTGTCAAGACCTGACGCGATTGCTGCAGCCGAGTTGAAACTCATCAACTTAATTTTCAAGGCTTGATGTGTTTTGCGAGACATAGCCCAGAAGACATTGCCGTCTGAGTAGTCGGCATCAATGACATTTAGCTTAGTAGCCAATTCCTGATAATATTTGATAGGGTCAGTGATGTTAGCAGGTACTACTGACAAGTGAGTAGAATGCAGTTCAGTCCAGTCTGGCTCATTCTGACCCCAGTAGTTAGGTTTCTTGGTTTCTGCCAAGCGAGTCACAATACCAACAGGCATCTTAGTCCCTTTACCGTAAAGGATAGCCTTATCAAGAGCAAGACCAATGGCTTGAGCGAGACCCAAAAGAATTTCGTTAGCAAGGTTGAGGTCTGAGTCCTTCAAGATGGAATTAGGGACAGCTGTAAAGCCACCAACCTTGTAGCCGTCAACTTCGACTTGATTGAATTTGAAATCAACTTCATTGAGTTTTCCAATCATCTCCGTCCAGATACCTTCTGGGATTGTACCAGCGATGTTCTGACGAGCTTCGCCCTTCACAGGTTTGAGCCAAACTTTAGTGATCAGTTTTGAATATTGGTCCATGTTGTTGCGAAGCAACTCCAAGAACACTTCTGGAATGGTCAATTCTGAACCATTGACAGCACGTTTTTCTTGGATAAGGCTGCGTGTGTTTTCTAGGAATGACTTGACTTCGCTGCGTTCTACCAATTCAGCCATAGCAGCGCGAGTCAATCCACCAAAATATTTGTTTCGTGTCATAGTTGAGAGTTCTCCTTTTTGTTTGTTTCGGTTTTCAGGTTCAGCAGCAGGTTCTTCTTTGGGTTCATCTTTAGGCTCCTTGCCTTCCAATGCAGCCAATTCTTCTTCAAGTTCGTCAATTTCGGATTGGATAGCATCGACTTGGTCTTGATATTCAGCTTGTTCCTTTGTCAAAGTGTCGATTTCTTCTTCGACAGCCTTGATTTCTTCGTCAGACCGTGCTTCTTCGATGGCTACTTCAAGCTGAGCACTGCGTTCATCAAAGTTATTACCGTCGTTCAGCTCAGACAAGCTTTCTTTCAAGACCTTAATTTTGCGACGGAGCATGAGTTGTTTTAGCATGGGTTAATTTCTCCTTTAATTGTTTTTTTCGGACTTCCAAGGTCCGATTTTGTAGATTTTCAAAATCTCGTTTCCGAGCTTGAACACTAGTAGCTTCATATGCTGGGAAAGTTACGATAGATACTTCATGTAGGTCAATCTTCTCAATTGTCCACTTGATTGTTCCATCTTCACGGAATTCTGTTGATTCTTCGATGATGTTAAAACCAAATGAACATTGATCCACATCTCCACGTTGAACACGAGCATACAGATTAAGTGCATCAGTATCTTGTTCGTTGATAACAACACGGGCCCATAGTCCCTTGTCATCAGCTTCCAAAGTCAATGTACCAGCCTTATTACGACCAAGTACAAGCTCTGTATTGTGATTGATAAGCGCTCGAATATCATTCTCGAGAGTATCATCAAATGCGCCACTTTTGATTTCTTCAAAAGCACCCGGCCACAATTCTGTTTCAGAGCCATAGACTGCAAAATAACCTTCAATTACTTTCTCTCGTTGGCCTTCTTGTTGTTCACGAACAGCAAGTTCAGATTTAAAGCTACGAGTCAGATAGGTTGTTCTCTCCACTTGTTTCTCCTTTCTCTAGTTTTTTCTGATCGCCAATCTTGTCCGCTGGAATAAAGTTTTCCAAAATGACAAGCTGGTCCAACCCTTCTTTTGGTGGCAAGTTTATCCAATTACGGACTTCATTCCCTTCCATCAATCCACGAATATAGAGATTTGAGCCAATTTCCGACAAAGCCTTGAGGTCGTAAGTCAGTAGACTTCTCCAGTTCAAAATAAAATAGTGATGTGGAGAAAGTAGCAACTTGGCTGTCAGTTCCTGTTGAATAATCTCAGCGATGGAGCGTATGCGAGTGGTGACAAAGTTGTCAAACTCAGCTTTATCGAATTTACCGACACCGACAAAAAAGGCTGGTACTTGTAAGATATTGGCAATGGTTGTCTTATCTACTTCCACACTGTCCTTGATGGCAATGTCATTCAGACTAAGTGGTTTGATTTGCTGGACATCTATCATCTCAGCAGGAATAATCCATGGCTTGCCAGCCGTAGAGTTTTTTAGGTACATGTCAAATACCTTGTCACGACCTTCTTCCGAAGCAAGCTCTGCCGTATTGGCATCCGTCTTGACAATCAGAGATGGCATATACTTCCCAGACATAAATTCATTTTTTGTATCCGAAGCCTGCTTGAGATTTTTCAGCAGGTCAGCCATGACAACCCTATACCCTTGCCCAAGCCAAGGCTTTTCAGGGTGGACATTCATGGCAAAGTGTAGCACTTCGTCAGGTCCGTACACTTCTTGGTAATCATAGACAACTTGATAGTCAAAGCTGGTCCCGTCAAATCGTATTTTTGATGGTGGCAATGGTTTCAAGTCAGCAATCAAGCCATCTTTGTCAATGATTGGATAGACAACGCTATTCCCATCGCCTTCCAAAAGCATTGACCTGACAATGTTGGCTACCCACTTCTTACGGCTCATCCACTTGTAAGGATTGACATCAATCTTGCGAGATAGCTCATTCTTGAGCCGAATGTCGCCTTTTTCTGTGTTCTCCATCAAGTGGATGGTCATGGACGAAACCATGTCAGCAATCCTATCAACCGCCGTCCGAACTTCTGGACAATCAGCAAGCCGAATATAACCCTGTGACATGGATTTTTTGAAAAAATCCTCTGACACAAAGACTTGCATAGCAGATGATGGCTCAGACCGAATTTGATTTGTGTTGTTTTTCTTTCGTTTTTTCAATTTCTTCCTCCGTTCAACCAAGCAGAAGCGTTGCCTGATTTCTCGCTATCTTCTAGCATTTGACAAGCAGCAAACACCGACGCATCGAATAAGTCAATACGCATAGACTTCTCGACCTTTTCATACTGGATCATGTCATCGACCTTTTCAATCCCACGGACATTTCCGACACAATACTCATATGCGTCAGAATGGCAATAGTAAAATTTCCCGTTGAGTGACTTGGTTTCAATTCGTCTGAAGCCTTCCGACTTTTTCCAGAAATACTGTGGAGCATCCACAATCTTGAACTTGGCCTTTTTCATACCTGAGAAGAACTCACGACCGAACTTCTTATCAAATCCCACACGTTGGATCTTGAAACCCATATCCCTCATACTGACAAACCAATTCACGATGTCGTCATAGGAAACTGTTGGAGTGTTTGACATGGTCAACCATCCATCTTGTTCCCAACCAAACAATGGAATACCATCATCATTAGCCTTCTGATGTGCAGCAGTAATTGGGAAGAATGCATGAGTGATAACAATGTCCACATCTTCATAAGTTCCGTATAGAGCTGCAGCAGTCAAATCATGAAGCTTGGACAAGTCTGCACCACCATACCATTTGATAGGCAACTTAACCAAGTCTTCCAAGGTCCAGTCATAATTCAAATCAGAGTTGATAAAGTCCTGAACATTGAAATATGCCGTCATTGAGTTAGTGAAGACATTGAGGGTCTTGTTAAAGAATTCATTCCGTGTCTGTGGATCAGCCAATGCGACCTCTGCATCGTGGACAAGTTCCTTGAGCTCGACCGTCACACCAAGCGACGGATTGGCTTGCTGGATGTAGATTGGGTTAGTGAAATCGACTATTTTCCCATCTTTATCGGTATCCGCATCACAGATAAACAAGAAATAACTGTCATCTTCCACAGTTCCATCAAGAACCTTGTCGCAGTACTTCAACCGCTGGGCTAAGAAACCGTTTGGCTTGTCCCCTGCAGTCGTGATGGCCATAAGCAACTTATTCCGATAAGCCCGCTGGGCATTTTTCATCAGCGTGTACTTCTTGGATGACTTCATCCCGTGGATCTCATCTAGGATGATGATGTTCCCGTTGAATGAGTCCAGATTGTCTTCTTCAGCAGCAAGAGCATTGATGGTGAAAGAGCCTTTGGAAAACTCCTTACGGATTACATGCTCATTGTTGTTATCCTTGATTTTGATGGACTTATCTTTCCAGTACTTGACTGTATGCGTTAAAAAGTCAAAACTCTCTCGTGTTTGTTTGAGAGAGTTGGCTAGGATATACACATTTGAGCCACTTTGGTTATCTAAGATAGCAGCTGTCAAAGCCAGGGCAGAGGCAAATGGTGTTTTACCGTTTTTCCGTGGCAACATAAAAAGCGCTTCAGTGAAACGCCTTATTGTTGTATTTTTACGATAAAAACCAAAGAGATTGACGATACAGAAAATTTGCCAAGGTTGCAAAATGAAAGGGGCATTTGTTAAGGGCATACCCTCCAAGGATTCGCCTTTCCTGTGTACGACCAAACCCTGAATGAATTTTACTGCAAAATCAAACTGCTCATTTCTAAAATCAAACTTGTCGCTTGCAAGGTCATCGAGAAACCTCTGGCAAGCCTTTATTCTCCTCTTGCCAGCAATTATCTTGCCAGAGACTACATCAGTTGCATAGTCCACCGCTATTTTGAAGTTGGGTGAATTGTTTTTGATCATCATAGCAGATTAGCAATCATGCCTTCAAGACCACCCGCGTCCTTCGGCTTTGGTGGTTCGATGCCAACAGCCTTTGGATTTAAGCCAAGTCTATCCGAATAGGTAACAATATCCTTGCGAAGATTCTCCATGGACTGAACCAACGGTGTCTTTCTCTCAACAATGGTGCCTCTACCTGTTTCATGCTCTTCTGTGAACTGTGACCCATTAGCCAAGAACTCTTCCCGAGCGTTCTGGTAGTCATAGAGCAAGCCAGAATAGATTTCGATGATGTCATCATAATGCTTTGAGTAGGTCCCCATTTCTTTCATGGACTTCACAATTCTGTTTTTGATTGTGCTTTGTCCTTTAGGCCTTGCCAAAAACTCACCTCCTTCCAAAAATTTCGTGTAAAAATGTGACAAAAATCCTCACAGAATCGTAGAGGGGGAAAAAGTTCCCCTTCCCGGTCCCCAACGGCACAAAGTGATTTTAATTTTGAGGGGGGGCTTTGTGAATGACTGAAAGATTTTTATAAAATTCATCAAAAAATTTTTTTCGTTTTCTTTGCCACCACAAGCCCTGCCCTACAACTTTGTCGTTGGTTCTATCGTGAAAGGTTCCGTGTACTTTGTTAGTCAGACTAATAACATTCCAAGATACAAACTCCAGTTCTGGATATTCTGATACTGGATAAATGTGATGTACCATTTCAGCTGGAACAGTCTTGCCGTATCTCAACGATTCTTGACAGAGATACTTGTCACGTTTCATTGTACGACTTCGGAACTTATCCCAGCGACTAGACTTCAGCGTTTTACGAACAGGTTTAAATGTCACTGACTACCTCCAGTTTCACTTGGACAACCACATAATTACGACCACATCCTCTTTTCTCGAGCTCAAGTGTTGCCTTAAGTTTGCTTGAATAAGTCAAGGCTTGTCTATCACTTGTCCTTTGGTGTGGAGGAGAATATCTATAGTCAGTTCCATAAACAAATTTTCCTGTCTGTTTATTCATGATGCAAAATGTTCTCATGTTCCACTATCCTCATCAACAGAAAAGGACAACTCGTCCAGCTGTCCTACTTGTTTACAAAAATTCATGATACAAATATAACACGAAAATCGTGAGAAAAATAGTACCCTTTTTTCTCATTTTTCAAAAACTACTTGACAAGTTCTCTGCTTGGTAGTTCCTAAAATAAAACTATACCATTTTCCCTCTCAATCATCTTTAACCTATATTGTGTCACTTTCGCTTTTTTCTCAAAAGTCTTGTAAACAAAAAGGTTTTCCAGCTTTCTTATTTTTCAATCTGACACTACTGCAATATGTCACATTCTTATGTTCCTAAACGGAAATTTGCTAAGGCTCGGTCCTGTTGGTCTTGGTTGATACCGATGTATCTTTTGGTAATTGCTGCGCTAGCATGATTGAACAATTCCATGAGCATGGCAATATCCTTGTACTTCTGATAATAGTGATAGCCAAAAGTTTTTCGCATGGTATGCGTTCCAACATTTTCAACTCCACAATCTTCAGCAGCTATCTTGATAATGCTGTATGCTGCCTGTCTTGTCAACGGCTTGTTCTTTCCTTTGCGACTTTGGAATAAGTAATCGCCGACACGTTTGCCTTTGATGTGTTTATCCATTTCCCGTTTGAGAAAAGCATTCATCTTGACCTTGCGACGTTTCTTGGTTTTTCTTTCTATCAGCAAAAGATACCAGCCACGGACATTAGACACCTTTAGATTCAGAATGTCGGAAATGCGTAAGCCTGTGTTAATCCCTGTCAAGAATATCAAATAGTTGCGATAGTCCCAATCTTTTAGATAATCACACATGATGTCGATGTCTTCCTTGTTGCGAATTGGTTCAACATAGTTCATAGCCTTTTCCCTCCTTTCTTGCAGATAAATGAAAAAGCCAGTGCATTTCTGCAACTGACCTGTAAATCTGTCGGGCGAGTTCTGGTTATTCTTGAAAGGTGTTCCTCTGAAAACGAAAGGCTCTTGTGGGTATCTATCCGTCTTCTCGTTCCGACACTATCATAATACCAAGATTTTCATGAGAAAAATAGTAGCCTTTTTTCTCATTTTACAATTCCCCTTTTAATATTGCATACTGCTCCAAGATAATTCTACGACGGCGATAGATTGTTGCATTGCTTAAAAATTTCTGGTCTGCAATTTCTTCCCAGCGTAGTTGTGGGTACTGCCAGCGTAGATTGAAGATTTCCTTGTCTTCGTCGATTAGGTTAGAAAGTAGCTTGTCCACAATCTCCTTGAAGCCTTCCAGGAACTTTAATGTCGGATCATCCGCGAGCTTGACCGCGATGGTTTCTGTTGGTTTGCTGATTCCGATTGAAGTCCCACCTTGGCTGTCTGGGTTTCTGGTAGTTAGCTCCAGCCTGCGTAAATCTATGGTTCGCTGGATACCTCGGAACTTGAATAGTTCTTGGTCCAGTAGTTGAAGTTCCTTGTTGCTCAATTTCTTCAAATTTTACCTCCGAATTTTCTAAATAATTAAATAAGCTATCGAACATTTTAGAAAAAGCCTTACTGATGTCAGAAACTATCTGCTTTATCATTCTAGATAAAACTTCAATTTCTTCCTGACTTAACTTTCTAAGCTTATTTTCTAATTCTATTTGTTTCTTCTGAGCAAGTTGTTTAGCTTTCTTCTTTTTAATCCTTCTATTCATCTTGCTCTCCGCTTCCTGAATGATGATGTAAGTTGGTTTCTTGTACTTTGTCATTACAATCTTACCTCATCTCCTATTTTTATAGATTCATAGTTTGTTTGAGTAACTACGAATATTCCGTAATTTTGAACTGTAACAGTGTACATGTCACCAATCTTCGCCTTTTGTAAGACTCTGCCTTTAATTTCTGCGCCTTGATTATCAGCTTTATAGACGATAATTGGGCGCTTTTCTTCTAATTTTTTTATTTGGATGCTCTGCCAGATGTTTAGTCCAGCAGACAATAAAATCCAGATAACTATGAATCGTTTCACATCGCCCCTCCTAAGAAATTGTTTGCAAAACTAGTTTGTTCTGTATTGATTATTTTATTCGTATAATTTATCAGTGGATTCATAATGTCATTCATTACAGCAGGTTTTAAAACGATTTCGTCCACTTCTAAAATTCTTCTATCTCCAATTTTTATTTTTATATCATACCCATTCGCTATATGCTCAAGGTCATTTTTGGATAAGAAAATTTCCAGCTTCTTCATCACTTAACCTCCTCAAAGCGCCCATCTATTTTTGGATTTATTTCTTTTGAAAATAGGATTCTTCTTTTCTTTTTTCTTCTGCTTCTGATAATCGCTATCTTTGTTAAAGATAATATCTTCATCTTCAATCAGTTCAGGAATGAAGTATCCATTTGGGTATCGTTCAGGTCGTTCCATCACTCCGCCTCCTTAATCTCAATCCCTGGACAATCGAATACCCAGCCGAAGTTTAGTTTTTCAAGTTGTTGTTGGGTAAAGTTTGTAGCTAGGCCGCCCATAGAGAAGAATAGTTTCTTATCCACAGCATTATAATATAGCGGTTGTTTTGTTTCTTTCATCACTACTGTATAACGCTTTTCATTCTCTACTGTGTAGCCAAACATCCAAGCAAGAGCAAAAATTTCTTGATTATCTGGATCATCCACCCAGCTATTAACTTTCTCTGGTGTGTATAAGAGAGCTCTAAGCAAGTTTTTTCCTTTCGCTTTGCACTCCTCAATCCAAACCGCCACAAACTGCGGTATCACTGGTTTATTCAATTCTTGCCGAATCTTATCAGCATCTTTCAATTGATTACCAACCCATGCTCCCTCAAACTTACCTTGCTCGTAGCCCTCACGATATTTCATTGAACCGTAGTCGTCCCCTAATTCTTTAAGGATATCATTAAGCCATCTAGTCTGTGTCGTCGGATCAAACCCTCTGATTCGACGAACGACATCTTTTAACTTGAACGGTAGCGGTTCTGGTTCATCTAAAGTCCGTAAGTCTTTCAAAACCAAATCAACCGAGGTCATTTTTTTCTTGCTAGCTTTAAATTTTTCGTATCGCTCAATTAGTCCCTGAATGTTCATTAAAATTCCTCACTTTCAATTTTTCTGATATCAACAACCTCTTCAAGATATTCCTTTGAACACCAGTCGTATTCAACGCATTGTCTAATAAATCTTTTTTTATAAAAACAATGCTCTATGTATGCGATTGGAAATAGCAAAGCGATGAAAGGTGAGCAAATGATTAAAAATAAATAAATAGCAATTCCACAAACTTTTGAGTCTGCAATATATTCATAAAAATCTACTAAATCTTTTATTCTTTTAAAATGCCTGATAAAAATAATATAGTTTTTTCTTTTCATCCTTCACAACTCCTTAAAACGGCAATCCATCATCTGGAATATCCATCGGATCACTAGCTCCGAAAGTTGGTGGCATCTGATTTTCCATACTCGAATGGTCCGCAGTCTTATCTCGCTTTTCCAAAAACTGAAAGCTTTCAGCTACAACTTCCGTCACATAGACACGTTGTCCTTGCTGATTATCATAGCTACGAGTCTGGATGCGACCTGTGATTCCTACAAGAGCACCTTTTTTAAGCCAATTTGCAAAATTTTCAGCTTGCTGGCGCCACATGATGCAACTGATAAAATCAGCTTCACGATCACCTGCCTGATTCTTAAAATTGCGATTCACTGCCAAACTAAATGTCGCAACTGCAACATTTGATGGTGTGTATCGCAACTCAGGGTCACGAGTCAAGCGACCTACCAAAACAACATTATTGATCATTTTTCTTTTCCTTTCCTGTCACACATTCCACAACTGAGTAACCGATAAAAAAGCACAGAAAAGTTATTCCAAATTCTTTAATAAATTCAATCATTTTCTTCTCCTCCTTCGATTTCTAAAACGGCATCCTGTATAAAAGTATCACCAATTTCATAGTGTTTGTATTCCTTAGCTGTCACTTCAAATCTTTCTTCAACTTGCTTATTGTCTGCAGATCCTGAAACAACCAGAATATATCTTCTTTTGGTTCTGGTTGGTACAAGTACCGAACTTTTTCCAGATACCATTGGTATGAATGTTGTGTGAGGTTCATCAATGTACTTGTCTTCAACCGTCCCACTCGAAATTTGGTGACATCCCACGAGGAATGATGCGAGTGAAATAACACTTAGGATTTTTAAATTTTTCATGAATACCCTCACAAGAACAAACTAGCTAACCATATCAAAAATGCACATGTAATGATTTTCGAAATACTGCTCTTCACAGCATACGAATAATCCTCTTCAGATTCTTTTTTGCTGGATAACACAGGCCAGATGAAAGATAGTAGTGCATCCATCCCTAATGCTTGCCAGACTGTAATTTTACCAACTGGGACAATCGTTGTGATGATTTCATTCCAACCATACTGAACCACAAATGGCGATACAACGATTACAAATATAGCACCTAAAACAATACCTAGTTTTTTCATTTTATAAATCCTCCTCTTTAACAAACACCCCATCAATCATCTTACCTTTGCGGTCCTTGATGACTTCATAAGCTTCTTCTAAGCAACTTTCAGCTGTGGTGCCATTACAAAATGAAACAGTGCTAACCACGCTATCAAGAAACATCAAATCTGATTTGATTAACGGAATTTGTGTCTCATTGTGACAAATATGAGCGTATAGTTTCTGAGAAATGTTCCCTAAACTCGAAACCATCAGCAGCAATTCAAGTTCCTGTTGATTGGCTGAAATCTGAGCGCCATTCTTGATTTGTTGTTCAAGTCCAATCAATACTACCTGGATGTCTCCAAGAGCATCATAGATCAGTTCAGATTTATCCTTTGCGATACCTTCAAACAATTCTCCTGACTCTTCCATGAGTTTCAAGAATTACTTCACCGGATTTGCTTCATGTAAGTTTCGGTCAATAAACCATTGTTGTACTTTGTTTTTTAATTTTGTGTTGTTCATAGCTTTACCTCCTACGCTACTTTTTGTACTAATTTCGTTTGCTTCATCCATTCCTTGGCAATGTCCCATACTTCAGCTGGTACATCTTGGTTATACTTGCCACGAAATTGGGCTATTTTCCCCTGCCTTACTTCGAGTGTGTAAAGAGGTTTTTTAGGTTGGTTTGATAAACGGACAAACACTATTAAGGTATCTCCTTTAAAATGCTTGTCTGTATATGAGCTTACGCAGTGATGTAGCTTTTTGCCCTCGTAGATCAGCTCGGCCACTTTTCTAGGGACATGGAATGCATATCCCTGGATGGTCTTATCCATTCCTTCTCTGAGTTTGAATTCAGCTTCAAGCTGCTTGCGTTTTTTCTTGTCTTCCAGCCTACGCTTTTCTGCTAAGAATTGATTGTATAGACCGCAGGTATGTTGATGCATACAAAAAAAATCTTTTGGCACGAGCATTGCATCACCTTCAGGCTCAATGCCCATTTCTCGTAGCATTGTGAGATAGTCAAGATATTCATTGAAGTCAATATGATTCTTGATAACCCAATTCTGAAACTTATTGATCCCTACACCTTTCGGTATATGCTTAATGTCATGGTAAGTCAGATAAGATTCAATGCCAGGTACTAGCTGGCCGTTCCGCTCTTTTAATCGACGGCTCAACTCAAATTCATTAAAACTACGATTTGAATTCTTGAAAAATTGTTTATTCTTCTGAAGCCATCTGCGATTTAAGGTTCGCATATCTACGTTTTTGGTGAATCCAGTGTAACCTGGATACATGATTTCGTTGGCCAATTTGTAAGCATGGATTTTTTGAGCAAATTCAATTTCAAACTTGTATTTGTAAAGCCGTTCGATTTCCCAATAAGCGATATTCCCAAACTTCAAATATTTGAGTTCAGATACTTTTTTAAGTTTTTCAATCCAGTTATTCGGATAGAATTTATTACCTGTATAATATCCACCACTAAAAAAATTACCAAATAGATACGGATAAAATTGCCCGTTGTAATCTTGGCCAATCTTCACATGTTTATCGTTTTCAAATCGCTCCAAATTTGTAAATTGCCAATCGATAAACTGTTTTCCTTCAACCAACTCCGACCTAAATTCATAAGATTGGATCTCAATGCGCTTTGAGGTGCTGAGAATGATTGAAAAGAAGTAGGTCTTGTCGTAAAAAGAGAGTCGTGACGATTTCGTCAATCGTTTTTCAATACAATAGCCAAGGTCCAAGTCTGAAGCAATTATGGTTTTATCCTTATTGCTCCATTTGTACGTTGTAATTTGCGAATAACACCATCTCCAAAAATCTGCAGGTGGTTTTAAGCGTCTGTCAGCTTCTCGCTTACATTGTTCATGTTTCATTCATCTAAGAAATCGAAAATGCTCATTTGCTTTTCGACTACTCCTTTCTCTTTCTTAATTTTAGGTTTCATGATGATATCATCATCTGGACCAGCGCCTTTCCTAATTTTGGGGATATCAACCTTTTCTTCAGGAGAACTCTGAGATTTGTCTTCCTTTTTCTTCTTGACGGGCTCAACAGGCACCTGCTTGATGTTAGATACTTGTGAATTTGAGATAAAATATTCTCGAACCCATCTGAAGACAGTAGCATCATCGATACAAGCGACTCCGTTTTCAGCAAATTTACGGGCTTTTTCTTTGGCATGGCTTAAAGCACATTTCAGAGAGTATCGCTCTTTTAAGATTCCTTTAAATAATTCCTCATCTTCCTGATCGCATATCCAGTTATGAACACGGTCAAGTGCAGCATCGTGTGGTTGATTTAATTCCTCTAGCAACTTAGCCAAGGCTTTTTCTTTAATTTCATTCATATCTAAAAATACTCTTTCCTTTTATTTTTCAGGTCATTAAAAACCATCAGATGATCATTGTCTACACCCTTCATCAACCGACTCATAAACGGCCGACCGTAGCGTTTCTGAATTTCTTGTGCAGTCAGATTGGTCGTGATAATCGTATTAGCCCTTTTATTAAGAATGTTGTAAAGAATACTGAAGGACCACTCACTGTCCTTCTCCATACCAAGATCATCCAAGACCAAAAACTTTGCACTAGCAATTTTATTGACCAGGAACTCTTCCTGACTAAAGTCCGCCTTGATTTTCATTAACAAATCAGTGACATTGATAAAGATAGCAATTTCTTTTGTAGTTTCTGATAAAGCTTTCATCATTGCAAAAGCAAGATGACTTTTACCTGTTCCGGCTTCCCCTTGAAAAACAACATTGTTTCTGGCACCTTCAGACCACTCTCGACAAATCCTTTTTGCAAAAGCTAGCTTTTCCGCTTCTTTTTCAGTAGGTGTGTCGAAGTTGTCAAGAGTAGCATTTTTCAGCACATCATCATAGAGAGAGAATCTCTCAAGATAGAACTTCCGCTCTCGTTCATGCTCAGCATCAGCCAACTCATTGACCTTTATTTGATTTTCTGCATGGATCCGTTCCGATTCACATAAGCGACAAAGTACGTCACTTGTCCGGAGGATTTTAATCAAGGGAATCCCATGCTTTTCGCAAATTTCAGCCTGTTGTTCAGTATTTCTATGGTAAGATAAGGCCATCCCCTCGAGTGCATCAGTTACCATGACACCTTACCCCCACAAGCTTTCCAGCTAGCCATATCCGACAAGCAAGCAGTAACGGTAGAAAGAGGTTGTTTTATAAGCAAAGATTTCTTTTCGTCGCTGATCGGATAAAAGTCATCTTCAAATTGCTCGATAAGTTCTAAAATCCCCATTCGTCTGTCACCTCCTTACCTGATTTTTTTTCTTGATATTGTTTTTGAGATTGTTGAACCTGTTCAACTGTTGTAACCTGATTCAGCTTCCAATTTCTTAAAATTCCACCAATGTACTTGATGTTAGGCTTACCTAAATTAATAGCTGTCTTCAATGCTTCTTTTACTAAATCGACATCATTTTCGTTCAAAAGATGATTGATTTCCTCAATTTCAAAACCCGATAGTAATCTACGAAACTCAGACTGAAAAAGTTCTAAGATATTTTCACTACTAGTAGTAGTTGTATTCTTATCTTTATCTAATCTTTTCTTAATCTTAGTCTTATCTTCTTCTAGTACGTTACCGTCCGTTACTGTAACGTTACCTGTAACGTTACCTGTAACGTTACCAAGGGCAAGCTCTTTTTGTTTTTCTCGATGCCTAGCTACACGTTTTCGTGTTTGTTCCTTGATTTTTTCCATTCCATCAATATTTTGATGTTTTTCCCAGTTGGGTAAAGTAATGACACCCTCAACAACCTCAATCATACCGAACCGTTCAAAGATTCCCAAGGCCATCCTAACGGTGTTGAGAGGTCTTTGGAATCTGGTAGCTAACATTTCATCTGTATAAACTAAATTAGGTGAAATTGCTAAAACTCCATTTTTGTTCAGTTTTCCGGCTAATACTATAATTTTGAACCATATCACTAAAATTGCATCATGATCAGGCAAGGCATCAATCAGACAAATCTTTTCATCATCAAAAATATCCGTCGTAATCTTAATCCATTTGATTTCAGACATTACTAACCTCCGTTTTAACCCACAAATGTTTCTTTTCGTGTCACGGGATCAATGTCCACACGTCGGCCAGTTTTAAAGTCGATAAACCCTTTTTCAACTTGTGGCGCTTGAAATTGAATCTTCTTTTTCTGTCTCATGGCCATTTTAAGCTTGATATTCATCATCAGCGATTCAATCAATACTACTGATACTAGTGTGCCTACTGCGATAATTTGTAAATTGTTCATGTTTTTTATCCTCTTTTTGTGCTATAATATAGTCAAATAATTTTGCTAAGACCTTGTCCAGAAGCCTTTTAGTAAAGTTATTATATTTGATTCGAGAGCCATTCTTTGATGGCTCTTTTTGACCATTTCTTACCAGGTAATTCCTTTGGAAATCCCTTTAAGTAACGATAATTATCTGAAAAGGTGGCATACTTAACTCCTAGAAATTCGCAGGTAGTGTTCACATCCATCAGCTCTGGATAGTGATCACTATCTTTTTCTATTTCGACTAGCCTTGTGATTGTGTCCTTGATAATGGACTTAATCCATTCAGACAGTGAAAGTAGAACATTGTCCATCTTCTTCCCCTTTCTAGATGTCATCAAATGAGTTTAATTTCATGATTTTCATCTTAGTGTTTGTGCTTGGCTCCCACGTCATCCAGTAGGCCAAGGCTGCATCTGCAAACTTTTTCGGTAGCAAATCATAGCGACTAATGTTGAAGTGGTCTTTGAAATCAATCTCAGCTTGTCTAAAGACTGACTGAGCGAAAGTCTTATCCGCATAAGCTGGACTATCAATACCACCTAAGCAAGCCACGACACGAGCTTTGCGCTTCTTCAGTAATGATTGAGCATAGCTAGGATGAATCGGTTGCTCACTCTTGAGGTAGTAGATATCTTCCAGCATGGTCGCCTGTTGCTCACGCAATTTCTTCTGGCCAGTGAATAGAGCAATAAAGGCATCTTCGTCCAAGTCCTCACGGATGAAACCGCCCTGCTTACGAATGGCTGGCAAGACCTCTGATGTCACCCAACGCTTAAACTCTCTAGCTTGTGGAAGCTTACTTGAAAGAATGAGAGAGTAGAGACCAGATTCATTGATGATCAACATATCTTGTGTTCCACCACTAGTAGGGATGCCCTGTTTTAGGGCGTCCTCTTCATCAACATGAAGAGCAATCGCATTTCTAGCCTTGCTATATCCTAAGATATCTGCAACATCCTTCCCAACGAACCAAGGTTCGTCATCAATTGTCAAAGAACGGACTTCCTGCCCGTGAAAATTAAAAATTTCGTTCATAATATTCCTCTTCTTACTTTTCCTAGTGTTAAAATAGTTTCCCAAACATCTAGTCCCTCAAGACTATCGATCATCATCTGACTAAGTTGATGATTTTTCTTCTGCCAATTCAGTATTATTTTCGCTTGCATGTATGGACCTCTCAGTGATTTCTCCAAGGGTTTTCAATACCCAAAATATCTACGACTTTTTCTTTCACATAATTACTTCCTTTGCCATACTTCAGCAACTCTGAAATAACTGATGGTGCTACAAATACTTGTTTTGCCAATTCAGCTTGAGTCATATCCAGCTCAATCAAACGAGTTTTGATTTTAGCCTTGATTATCTTTAGCTCTTTACTCATATTCTTCCTTTCTAAATTTGATATAATTAAAATAAAAACGACTGGAGGAGAATAATGAAATCTTCATTTTTTCACTATCTAAAGGAAATCGTCTTATATGGTGTCATAGTTCCGATTTCGACAGTTATCGTAGGATTTCACCTTTTTACTACCTTCTATCCTATTTCTGATTCACTGTTAACAGATTTCTTGAAAGCTTTTACAGAACAAAGAATCCTTGCTATTGTATTCGTTCTTATTCTTTGCTTTATATTTTTCGGTTCAATTTATTACTGTATTTCATGTGGACGAAATAGAAAATTGATACCTGATAAAGTTTATACACAAATCACAACTTACATTTCATCTGTAGGTTTAGCGACTGCAGTGATAGCTGTCGCTACCTTGACTCTCACAGAATTACAGTTTTCAATCCTTACAGGTTGGATTGCTTTTATCGCTTTGTTGTTGCCACTTCTGAAGTTTAAAGTCCAATACAGCACCTATCAGAGTAGCGACAATGTAGCACAGAAAACTACCGAAAACAAAGCCAATTAAGAAAGGCTCTACCATTCCCTCTCTCCTTTCTTTTTAAAAAAATTATCTAAAAAGTTAGCGAATTTTCTTGACAACTCTAGTCAAATGTTTTAAAATGAAAACATAGAGAAAAGACCTACTAAAAGTAAGGTTTACCTATAGAAAACGGACGCCAATCAGTTTACTAGGCTTTATTTTTTAGTTGTCTTATTCGCTAACTCTTTAGCTTACGATTATTATTTTAAAACATTTGACTAAATATGTCAACAATTTTCTACAAATATTTTAAAATTATTTTTCGTTTGCTTAGAAAGGTTCTAAAAAAATGTTCGTAGCATTCGACAAAATAAAGGAATTAGCTGATAAACAGGGGATTTCTATAAATGTTTTGGAAGAAAAACTTGGTTATGGAACTAACACTTTATATCGATTAAAAAGAAGCAATCCAAGTTCAAAGGTTTTAAAAGAAATAGCTGATTACTTTAATGTAAGTGCAGACTATTTACTTGGTCGCACGGATAATCCTGCCATCGCTGGTGATTCCAAAGAATATATCTGGCAAGGGAAAACCCTAAATGTTGAAGAAATGGCCTCGAATGTCATGATGTTTGGCGGTCGAGAATTAACAGATGAAAAGAAGAAAATCATCCAGTCTATCATTGAAGGTTATCTCAAAGAAGCTGGTGATTAGAGGTATTGCTTAGTGACTGAAAAAGAAATTATAAGTCATTTTCAGATTCGTATTATCGATTTTGATGGAGATTTGATGCCAGACGAACTTGGATTTTACGAAAAAGAAACCAATACAGCTTTCCTGTCAAGTAAACTCAGCAAAAAAGAGAGAGTTAAGGTCCTACTGCATGAATTAGGACACAAGGACCACACACGCTCAGAGTATCAGAACGCTCGCCTGCGCTGTGAAAACGAAGCTGATAGAAATATGATCCATCATCTCGTAAAAGACGCGATAGAAAGCTTAGACGACCCTACAGAGTTTGATTACCTCAAATTCATGTCCTACTACGATCTAAAAACTATGACAAATGAAATCATGGTGAAAGAGGAATATTATAATTTAGCAAATATAATTTAAGGAGATGTTATGAAAAAAGAAAAAGATTCTAAGCCTTTTTATAAAAAAGTCTGGTTTTGGATATTGGTAGCTATCTTAGCTATCGGTGTGACAAATAGTATTTTAAAGAATCCATCTAAAAATACTGCAACCAAAGCTGAAAAAACATCAGCAGCAGTTGAACAGAAATTTAAAATGACTAAAGAGTTAGGCGAAGATTTCGCGTTATACTTTAAAGACAACGCTGAAATTATTGATAAAGGGGAAAAAGTTGATTTTGTTCCTGGAGGCAACGATAAACATATTTCAGTGCGAATTGGAGAAAACTGGAAAAATGAAAGCTCTAGTCGTAAAATCTATATTTCAAATGAATTTTTGAAAGCTAAAAATACCATCTTTGAAAAGTGGGCTCAAGAAAAAGGCTACAATGTTGATTTAGAAAAAGATACACCTCAACTGCTTGTTTATACCTCAGATTCTGATAAAACTCAAATATCTCAAGAGTACAAAGGAGAAATGAAAATACTGAAATGAAATAAAAAAATCTCACCCTCTATTAGAGAAAGCTTTAAAAGATAAAGTCAAGAAATAACAAAAAAGCCCCACAATCGCCCTCGCCAAAGTTTGATTGTGAAGCTCAACCTTATAAAAAATCAGCCATTAAAAAGGCCTCTTTTCTATACCCTATTTTACACCATGAAAGGGGTGATGTCAATATTCTCAATGTTTAGACCTTGTCCAGAAGCCGATAAACAAGGAGAATACAATGAAATATAATAAAACAAAATACCCAAATATCTATTATTATGAGACTGCTAAAGGCAAGCGATATTATATCAGACGCTCTTTCTATTTTCATGGTAAAAAGAAAGAGATTACTAAAAGTGGTCTTACAACTCTTCCACAAGCTCGTGCAGCCTTGACAGAGATTGAGCAACAAATCCAGGATCAAGAACTAGGTATCAACACTAATCTGACACTCGATCAGTATTGGGATATTTATTCTGAAAAGAGATTGTCAACAGGGCGCTGGAATGACACTTCTTACTACCTCAATGACAATCTTTATAAGAACCACATCAAACCAAAGTTTGGCTCTACCCTGCTGAAAAATTTGGATAGAAACGAGTATGAACTCTTTATCGCTGAAAAGTTGCAGAACCATACCAGATACACTGTTCAAACCCTCAATTCAAGCTTCATGGCATTGCTGAATGATGCCGTGAAAAATGGAAATCTGCTATCAAATCGCTTGAAAGGTGTTTTCATTGGCCAGAGTGATATCCCTGCTGCTAACAAGAAAGTGACTCTCAAAGAGTTCAAGACTTGGATAGCAAAGGCAGAAGAAATCATGTCAAAACAATTCTACGCTCTAACCTATCTGACCATTTTTGGATTGAGAAGAGGAGAAGTATTTGGTTTGCGCCCTATGGACATCACTCAAAACGACAGTGGACGGGCTATACTGCATCTTAGAGATAGCCGAAGCAACCAGACCTTGAAAGGAAAAGGAGGGCTTAAAACAAAGGATTCAGAGCGATACGTCTGCCTTGATGATATCGGAACAGACCTTATCTATTATCTGATAGCTGAAGCTTCTAAAATTAAGCGAAAATTAGGGATTATCAAGGAACAGCACAAAGATTATATCACTATCAACGAGAAAGGTGGTCTCATCAATCCAAACCAGCTAAATAGAAACTTCAATCTAGTGAATGAAGCAACGGGATTGCATGTAACACCTCACATGATGCGCCACTTCTTCACGACTCAAAGCATTATTGCAGGAGTTCCACTTGAACAATTAAGCCAGGCGCTGGGGCATACAAAGGTTTATATGACGGATCGTTATAACCAAGTTGAGGACGAACTTGCTGAAGCGACAACAGACCTATTTCTTAGTCATATTCGCTAA